CTTTGTAACCATCTTCAGTTCTTGATGTGGACATAAGCCCCAATGTGCTTTTGCTAGATTGCAATTGAAACATAATATTTGATAATTTTTTGGAAATCCATTTTTTATTAACCAATAATAAATATTTCTACCAATTCCTATCTCTTTTCTATGTAATGCTCCATCATTATTTATATGATCAATGGATAGAAATTCGTAACAAGTCTCACCGCAACAAATACATTTATTTCCATAATATAAAAATACTTTTTTTCTTACATTTTGTCCTTGTATTTTTGCACTTAGTCTACTTCTTTCTCTGTTCTTATTTCTCCAGATCCTTTGCCTTTCGTTAGTACATTCTCTACAATAGCTACCACTATTCAAAAGAGTGGGAAACTTTCTACATTTTATACATAAATTGTCTTTCTTTAATTTCTTACCCTTATTTACAGCTGTCTGACCTTTTCTAAACCACCCTTTCTCTGCTCCTTTATAAAAAACGTGTCCCTTTTCAAATCCCATATCCATCAATTATATCTTATTTTATAGAAATTACAAACTATGGATATGTAAAATGATCTGTCAATATCTCTGGCCCTTCTTTACCGACTCTTATCATGTGTTCGAAGTAAGCACTTTTCTTGTTATCTTTTGTTTTCAAAGTCCACCCGCCATTACTGATAATTCCTTCTCGGTCTTTCTTCGTGACTTGCGGTTCAAGACAAATAATCATGCCTTCTTCGACTATTTGATTGTTATTGTGATCATAGAAATTAGGGATAGTAGGGTATTGGTGCATATTTTCACCAATCCCATGACCGCCGAGGTAACGATTAGTGACATAACCCAGTTCTTCTGCTTTTTTATTCATTATAGAACCGATATCTTTGACCTGAACTTTTGGCTTTATACTTTCAATCCCAGCCCATAGTACTTTCTTTGCTACTGTTAACAATTCTTGATCTCTTTCGCTTATCTGTCCTATTCCAATACTCATAGCCGCATCTGCACATCTGTTGTCTTTCCAGACTGCGGTATCAATATTTATTAAATCACCGTCTTGAAGTTTATAATCTGACGGAAATCCATGAGCGATCACTTCATTGACCGAAGTACACAGTGTTGCCGGATATGGAAACTCACATATTTGATGCTTATATCCTTTATTGAAAGGTTGGTACCCATGGTCTATAATGTACTTTTCTGCAAACTCGTCCAATTGCTTTGTAGTTACTCCAACTTTCGCCTTGCCTACCAGTATTCGAAACAGTTCACATAAAAACTTGATTTGTTCCATTTTTTGACTGGTCAAACATATAAATCTCATCTCCGTAAAGGTTTTTGTCTATCCGTTTAATAACTTCTTTATGCCTATTTAACTTTACGCATTCATCACAAAAAACAAAGATGTCTTCCTTGTGTTTAAAGCTCGTAAGCTTTTTAGGTGTCGTTCCACACGACTGGCAACACAATAATTCGCCGCCATCAGTAATCAATTGATTCTTTTCCTTACCATTAACTTTATGATTTGGCTTTTCTATTTTCTTTTCTATCTTTTTTTCTATCTTTTCTCCTTTATCTACTTTTAAGTTTTCTTCTTCGTAAATCTGAAGCCCGTAAGATAAAAGTGTACGCATAATCGAGTTGTAATTGACTTCTTTTGAACCTAAAACTCTCTCTATCTCCATTATTCGGAAGTGAAACTTCTCTGGTATCCGTATGGTAATTCTTTTTAGGACTAGAGCAGTCTCGAATTGCATATAGTTTATCTTACATTAAACTTTTATAACTTGTCAAGGTATTAAATATATATTTAAATTTCACTAAAACCTTCACCACAACCCGCCATTACCTGCCTTTTTCTGCCTTTTTGTTTGGTGTCATAATTCTATTTCTCAAACAGCTAAGATTGTTACAAACACTATCCATGTCTAAAGAGCCAATAACAACTTTATAATCACAATATCTACACTTAACGATAAACAATCCTTGATCTAATATTACTTTATCAACTTCAGGTAAATCACTTTCTTTAAGCATTCTGTCAGACTGCTCTTTAATCATTCTGTACTTTTTGCCCGGACGTAATGTTCCACATCCTCTCTCACATAATTCTTTACCTTGGTTCCTGCCCCATGCTTCGCCTTTTAGTTCTATCCAGCCAGCGTCATGAGGACAGCAAAAATTACAAATCGTGCCATGGTGTTCATCGTAATAATACAATCCCTTACCATGACATTGTTCACAGTTTGGATTTCTGCCTTCGATTTTCTCTAAGATTGGCATGGGCATTTTAGTTGACTGTCGGTATCTTCTTAATAAGCTCATCTATAATACGTAATATTGTTGTTAGGTCGGCAACTGCCTGTTTTCGAATATTAAACTCTCTCTCGATTTGTATTCGTTCTTGTCCATTGTTTACAATTAATCTCTTACTGTTAAAAAACTCGAAATCAATCTGGTTACGGACTAACTTATCCTGCATTTCATTCCGGACTCTTTTTAACACATCTAACTGAGACTCCACTACTATTTCTGCCATAAGTAAATATTTAACTGTTAATGCGGCTTATACGTCGAGACATTGACTCTATCCCTACATAGTCTGCCTGATTCACGATTGTAACAATGTGGTCTTCATCTACTTCTTCATTAGTAAGCCGAAAGACCTCAAATCCATGCTTGAAAAGGTACTTACTTCTATTATCGTCATACTCATCGTCTTTGTGTGTCCAACCGTCAAGTTCTAATACAAAGTTTCTATCTACTCCTACAAAATCTCCTATAAACGATCCTAACTTAAGTTGACAGTAAACCGGTATTACATTCTTCGTAAAGAAAAACAAAGCCACTTTCTCGTGGTAAGTCATGTTCAGTGTTAAATCATACTGACGTTGCCATATGACCCGCTTGTCCGTCTTTCTTCGCCAAAATGCCATGTGTAATAAGTGCTCTCATTAGTTTTGGTTCTATCGTTTTGAGATCAATTTTTTCTAATAATGTTCTTAGTCTTTCTCGGTAAACAATTCTTAGTTCTTCATACTCCCACTCTTTCCACTGTACAGTTCTATTTTTTAATAGTTTGAATTCTTCGACCTTTTCCTTTCCATAAATCTCAATCATCCGTTTCTCGTACGCAATCCAATTTCCTTTCAAGTTTATATTACACCTAAAACATTGAGGATTGACAAGTTCTATAACAAAAAGTATCGAACCTGACCGCCCTGGTATGAAATGCCCCGCTTGTTCATTTGCCGTATCGTAGACAAACCGACAAGTAAAACATTCACACCTGTTAATGTTATTAGTTGTATTCAAAGCTCCATATTTTCCACCTATCCGAACAAACAAAGAAAACGTGTTCCATGCTTTTGTTTTAGTTTTCATGTCTTAGTTTTCATTTTAATATCGCCAATTTGTTTTCATTTCACGTATCCTTTTATTTTCAAGACCTTTTTCGGAACGGTCAAGTCTCATTTTTCTAATAACCTGTATCATTACTTCGATTGTTTCATCAGAATACCCGGGCAACCTTTTTTTCCCCCACATATAATAGATATCAGGGCCAACTATGCCTTGTTTCTCGTACTTGTTGAGAGTTACTGCCGAGCAGTTAATCTTTTGGTTTATCCTCTGTAGTGCTACGTACTGGTTCCAGTATGTTTTGGCCATTTCGAATATTGATAATTTTTAATACACATTCAGGTTTGAAGCGAATAATCCACTTAGTACTTTCTGTGTCAATATATACTTCGGGCTTGTCGGGTGCTATGTTTTCTTCACCTATTGTTTTTTCAAAATCTTTGCTCGTCTGTCCGTTTGTCTTTTCAAGTAGTTTCTTCGCGTCTTCTACTGACTTATCTCTTAATAAAGGTATAAGCCTTTTTAATCTATTAAGAGGCATCTCTTTTAATTCAGCAGCAGTCATACCCAGCTTTATGATATAGAACTCGTACACTGACGTGTAGACGTATGCTGACTGTTCGCTGAAGCCGATCTCTGGATTGTTGAGGAAATCAGTATACGTATCAAATCCACCATTACCCATATAGTTATACAGCTTTTCTTCTCTAATCGTATATAATGTCTTTCCCATCTCTAAAAACCAGTCAATGCCTACTTTCTGTAACTCAATAACTCTCTGGTAATACTCAAATGCTTTGTCAACCAATGCTGTGTCAACTAACGCTGTATCAACCATAGATATTTTATGAACTCTTAAAATGATAATTAAAATGGTAAATCATCAGGACTGATCTTTTCCTCATCAGGTATATGATACCCTAAATCACGAGGAGAATTAGGCGGAACTAGGTCAATTTTTTCTTTTTTTTTACGTCAACTTTCTGTTCTTCAAGATAATTCCTTAATCCTTCTGCTAATTTAGACTCATAACCTGTCAAAATCTGTTGCAACTTCTTTGAATTACTATCAATAATATCAGCCGTTATTTCTGGTGCATCAACTCCCCGGACTGCCTCATACTTCGTTTTCAATCCTTCGCCTTGTTTACTTATAATCCAGACAAAACAACGCTTGTCTTTTTCAAGCAATCTTTCGTTCTCGTTCATTGAAAAAAAAATAGGACCAGGTATCCGTGCAATGCCTTCTGTTTTATCCTCGCCTATTTGTAGTTCAACCCAGTAATAAAACTCTTGGCGTTTTGGCTGATTCAATAACTCACTCCAAAGGATCGTCTTTTTCTTTGAATTATCAAAATAAGTAAATAATCTAACAAGGTGTGATTTTATAGTCACCTTGCAACCATTTTGAAGCTTCAGAAATACAGAGTCAGGTTTTACTTTCTGCTCGTCACTTATTAAGTCTACCATAGGTTCGTATTCAGTAATTTATAATACATTAGTATTATATAATTTATAACCACTGATGTCAAGAGTGATTTTTGATACTTTTATACTTTTTCTTATTAAACCAGTAAAATCTATAACCATCCCACGTTTGGTAAATAATATATTCATTTCCATACCTAGGATCAAATTTTGTCAGAAACCATATTTTCAGATCCATAAGTGAGGTCATCACTTTCATTATTAACAACGACTTCTATTTTGTCTATTGTCTCCTTTTTAATCTTTCTGTATAGGTAATTCCAAACCTTTACAATGAGAAGCCACAAAAAGAACGTTAAGAAGAACATACAAGTACCAAATAAGATTGTAGCTATCATTTTTTTACTATTTTAACTGTTTTTATTATTTTAACTTTATAACCCGCTTTTCTTGAACAAACTCTACACACTCTTGCTTTGTATTCAAAAGGCTTTTGGTCCAACTGTTTTTCAGATCGATAATCTAAAATTTTCATTAGATAAGACTTTGAATACGCTATTAACCGGCCACAATAACCACACAATATTGCTTTTTTCATAATCGTTTTACTTTTTCATACATTGCACCAAATAGGCCTAATGTAAGAATAAATAATAATCTTTTAATGAGCTTCGCTTTTCTTGTCTTTATCCAGATAGGGATAGAGTCGATTTCAATAATGTCTTTCATATAAACAATTAACTTTCAATACCGCAACGTGTTAATATTTCTTTTCTAAATTTTTAATAAACTTTTCCCACTCATCCAAATCTATACAAACAGTGGTATCGCCTTGAACAGGTGGTGGATGTTGAATTAAAGTATCAACTTCTTCCACTATCTTACCAACCAACCCCTTCAATTCTTTTTCAAGGAAGGTTTTAATATCTATGTCGGCCCAACCCTTTAAACTATATAAACCATTTTCTGTCCGTGTCTTTCCTTTACCAAACTTTTCATCAAACCGACTGATAATGGTGGATATTGTATCTTTCCCCTCTCTTTGTGGTTTAAGGTTCATAAAATTTTATAATGTATTAACTTCTTTAATATCGTCTTGAAAATAACTGGCATTTCTATCATAAAAGTCTTCATAGTATCCGCTTGGTTTTCCATCATAAAATCGCTTTCTTGCTTTTACAGTTTTTCCAACTTTATCGGCATACCAATAAGTCGGTTTACTTGCTTTTAATATTTTGATTTCAACTACTTTTGTTGTCAATTCGCCTCCGTAACTCATATTTCCTTCCCCCCTTTCCCTATCTTCTCTTTCCTTATTGGTTTTTTCATAAATATTTTAATAATTTTTCTAAAATACTTTTTCTGATATTCTCTACTTTAATTAACTGTTCTATAAATTTAATATCCCCACCAATAGTTTTTCTGTATATTTTGTCCACTGATAAAAAGTTTTTATAGTCCATTATCATTAAATCAATTTCTTCTTTTGTAAAATCTTTCTTATCTATTGGTTTATCCATTTTGGGTTTCATAAGTTAAAATAATCCTTAATTGTTTTTTTTATTGCTTTGAACAACTTATCAAAATTCTTATGTTTACTATCAATTTCCAGATAATCAGGGGCTATATAACTATTATGGCTTGATTTGAACATTACGATAGTATTTTTATCAAAACAAATACAAAAGTCACTATAAGTAAGCTCTCTACCAAATTGATAACCGCTATGAATATATTCAATCGGTTGATACTTTAATCCCCATAAAGCAGTTTCTATCCTTATATTTTTTGGTATTTTTTTAATTTCTTCCCAAGTAAGTTTGTGGATTTCCTTTAACTTTTCGTAATTTTTATCATCAATAATCCAGTAGTCATACCAACTAAAATTTTCTGTTTTCCTTTCATACTTAAAATTAACTTTTCCATCTAAACACATTCTACCACCATCAATAAACCCATTATCAGAAACTTGTTTATCGTCTATTAAAATTGTCATTCCACAAGCTCCGTTCATAGAAAATAACATCTCACCTTTACCATCACTAATATCTATTGTATGTAATTCTCCATCTATTTTTATTTTATTTTTCATACTCCGTTAATAAATTTATAACTTCTTATTTCCAAAACTGATACCATTTTTTATGATTTAACATTCCAAATATTTTCTGACAATGCCAACAAGGTTTGAATATAGATTTGTTTATATCGTAAATTGCTGATTTTTCAAAACAATGCCAACATAAAAGGTTATGTTCTGCTACTGGTCCAAAGAACTCTATTTTTACTTTTATCTTTTTCATATAAGTATTGGGTTATAAACTCTCAATGTTTTGTAATATTTCTTCTCGTAATTGGTTTTGAGCGTCTATGTCTTTTTGAACTTCATTAGCTATTTTATCCCATTTAGTTTTACCTTTGTTTTTAATTCCTTTTGTATCTGTAATATGTCTTCGTTCCTCTCCAACTAATCCCTTCATCTGTTGTTTAAAGAGGGAGAGGATAGCTTCTACCATTTGACTATCAGATTGACTTTCTCTTTCAAGTTTTACAAACATCTGTTTAATTTTTTCTTTTAAGTTTTTCATATTATCGGGAATTAACTTTTAATACAATTTCATAATTATTTTTTTCAAATACCTTTTTTAATTTAGGTGAATATTCAAAAATTGCTTGTAAGTAAAAACATTTATAATTAGAAGGTAAAGTAACAGAAATATTAGATTTACCTAAAAGCGTTCTTTTTGTATAAATTTTTGGCGTTATCTCCTCTATCCTTACTTTCTTTTCAGGTTTTAATTCTTTAGCTTGTTTCACCAATTCATCTATTTGTTTTAGAGGATTTCCCATATTATCGTCAAATATTTTTCCGTAATCTTTCTTTTCTTTCTTTGTATTCATATTATTGGGGTTATTTTATTTTTATAGACTCAAATAATTTTGATAATAAGTACAATTATTTTCCACAATTCCCTTATTGTAATAACAAAGAGCTTCAGCTAAAGTTTTAGTCTGTAATTCCCGATCAAACCATGCATCAACCTTATTAACCACTTCTTGCGGAGTATCAAAACAGTTCCATGTATAACGGTTTTGCCCATACCCGAAGCCGTTTAACTTGCCATTGTCTTTACAGCCATCATTTCTGCCTTGTGAACTTTCCAAAGTATAAATCTTACGTAAGATGTCTTTATGCTTTGCCTGGTCTATATAGTCGGCAATTGTCATATCTTTTGCTTGTACTTCTGGTATGAGAGATTGCTTTTTTGGTGTCAGAGTAGGCGATAGAGGAGTAGTTTCTTGTGCATTGACTTTCTGTAATCCGTTAGGTAAAGGGGTCGTTTTAATTGCTTCGAAAGGCAAACGAAATGTTATCACAATAGGGCTTCTTAATCGGTAGTTTCCGCCAAACCAGTAACTAAAAACACTAATGAAAAGAACAAAAACTAAACTCGCGATAACAGTAACACTGTTAATTGGTATCTTTACATAGTTACTGTCTTTCTTTACTTCTTCTTGGAAATCAAATTGTTTCATATAATTGATTAAATTGATAACCTATAAATTATGTTAATATAATTTATAATGAATGTCAACTGCTTTTTAATTCCAATGCCTTTCGATAATTTCTAATACTGGAATAAGTAATAATATGAATAACGCGTACCAACCTACAAATAAATACGTAAGAATAGAAATAATGAATACGATCAATTTCCATATAGTCATTTTATTAAACTAAATTTTCCGCCTCTATTTCTTCTATTACGTCTGACTGTTTTTCGTCTAACATTTTAGTGTTTGCCTTTGCTGTCTCAACAATACTGTCAAAGTTTGGGAAGTCTTTTTTTATTTCCTCTACAATTTCAAGGTTAGGTTTTGTCATTACAATAGGTTTTCCAGTTGGAGTAGTCTTGCCCATTGCTACCATAACAACTCTTTTTAGTACTCGATTGTACTGCTCTGCTTTTGGCTTATATATTTCGTCAAATTCCATTTGATCCTTTAATCCATAAAGCATTGTCAGGTAATTTGAATATCCAACTTTCCAGTTAGCTGAGAATTTTCCAAACTCCTCATCAAATACTATAGCATCTTCAAGAGGCGGTTTTTCATTTGAGCGTATGTAATGTGTCATCTTTGCTATGTCTTCGTGGTATTCTTGTTCCGTTTCTCCACCTTCTACATTAAAGATACCTATTTCAAGCATCCGGCAATCATCTTTACAGATATAGACTACATGACCTTCTGGTAAGTTTTGAGCTTTGAGATAGTGAAATAACTGTAACTTGTGATTAGGGTTAGCATGCCCGCTTCGTTCATAAACATCAAACATAAATGAACTACAAGATTTTATTTCAAGTACAATATTTCGTAGTTCAACCAGTGTATACTTTTTCTGTAGTCCTTCGATTATTGCGTTCGTACCTCTCTTAATTGTTTCAGGAAGCCATGTAAACTCTTTATCTAACACTTCCTTTGCTGTCTGAAAGTTAGGAATGCCACCGGCACGATAGTCAAGTTTGCCCGTTACCTGTAAGAGGTTAGGATATTGATAACTAACCCAGCCTTGTGCATCAAGTAACACTCCCGCTCGTTTCAAGACGTAACCGACTATCGCTTCCCAAAGATTACCTGCTTCAAACTTCCGTAGTGATCGAGGATTAGGCGGATTGGTAAAAGGCGTAGCATTCATTTTTAACCACCTGTCTATAAATGATCCGCCAAGTTCAGAAGCCCACATATTCTCACGCTTCACCATTACTCTTTCTTTTCTGTTCTCAAGGCTTTTGTTCCAGAATTGATAAAGGCTCCAAGACATTCCGTTATTCTCATTTTTTATGTCTTCCATAGATTAAAATAAATTATTAACTTTTACTCGTTCGCTTTCTTTCTTCTTATACTCCTCAAAATTAAACGTGCCTTCTAACTTTGTGAAAAGACTTAGAGGAATAACCACAAGCAATACTCCTGCATGTGCTTTATGAAGTGGCTTAATAGTTGCATTTTTGTAATACTCTGCTATTTTTATCGGTGCGATTTCAAAACGGATTGAATTATAAACTGCGATTATCTTTTTTCCTTTCCTGTATGCTACACGTATTAGTTCGCGGCTGATACCTATCCCTTCTTCTTTAGCAGTCCAGCGATACTTCTTATAAGCAGAAAAGAAAGGATCACGCAAACCAAACACTAAATGTGTATCTGTCTCAACTACTCCTTGTCCGTCTATTTTCATATTTTTAAGTGTTATTCGTTATTTCTATTGATAAATTAATTGTTTTAAATCTTTTTGGGCACTAAAAAAGCGATGAGGTTCTACCAATGCCTTTATAAGTTAAAAAATCCTCTGTTAATTTCTTTCGTTGTTCAGTTTCTTGGAAAATAAAAACCACTCTTCTCGGATTGTTTTTATCTGTAGATAGCAAAATACATGACTGTGAAAGCAAAAAACTAGCAAGTAAAAATGAATCGGTACTAAAAGTATTATTTTGATTTTTCATATTTCTACTTTAAATTTCTATTTTAAATTTCTACTGTAAACTGTCTAAAATGGTTAGCTATCTTCTCATGTGCCTTTTCATCGCAAAACTCCTCGATTGTGTATTCTAACTGGCCTTGTCGCCTTTCATCGCTCCAGTCATGAGGATTAAAACTAAGAGAATAAAGGTCAACTATAATTATCCGCCAATCTACTTTCTCATAAGTAGTATAGACAGGTAAAGTTTCACCCGGCTTTTTAGTATAATCATCAAAATAGATTTCTCGGTTTGGGTATTTTTTTCGGTTTTCTTCCGCTTCCTGTTTCAGTTCTTCATTGAACTGTACTTTCAAAGTGTCTAAAATATCCTGCTGTTTCTCGTAGCTCAAATCTTGCCAATCTATCTCAAAAAAGTTTCCCATAGATTTATATTGCAATATAACTTTTAATTAACATCATTCTCTAAATTATCTAGTCCTTCTTCATCATAATATTCGTCCGGGTCAGGTTCGTACTGTTGTGGTTCTCCGCACCCGACACAAAACCATTCTTTATTTACTCCTTTTTCAAAGACTGTGTTTCCGCACTTTGGACAAGTACCTTGCTTTGTATATGACATCTTTGTTATAAATATTATAATAATAATGTATAATGAATGTCAACTGCTTTTTTTAATTACCTGTTCTATGCTTGACAATACGGCTTGAAATGAGTTTTCCGTTTCTTTAATCTGCTGTTTTTGTTTCTTAAAATCTTTTTCGATAATTGCTTGATAGATACGGATTTCATCAATAACCGCATTGACTTCATAAACCGGACACTTACTGTCAATTTTCTTAAACAGTAAGGTCTTTAATTCTTTTAAATATTCTATTTCATTTTCCATAGCATTAAGTCCTACAACCTAGTACCTTTACGGCTAAGTTGTAGGCCTAAAGGCTATTCTCTATTTCTATTCCTGTTTCTATTCTTTGTTTATTAAATCGTTAATTAGTTCATCTACAAACTTTTCTCCACCTCCACCCGACTTCCAGTCTTTACTCTCTACTCCCCAACAAAAAATATAGTTAAAAGGACCATACCAATTAGTTCTTCTATAATTATAGACATCAATTGGATGTATCATCTGGCCATCTATGAAAGCACTTCTACCCTCTTTTAATTCATTAACTCCATTTTCATATAATTGGTACTTATTTTCTTCTTTTAACTTAGCTTCAAGTTCTTCAACAAACTTAACATGATAAGAATATTTTTGAGTAAGTTTGTCATATGTGTCCAATACTTTTATTTTTTCAGGATTTTTATAACTACATCTTTTTAACAAAATACTATTTTCTTTATGAAAATTAATATCTTCTAACCATTTACTGACTAAAGTTAGTCGAAAGTCATATGACATATCAACAAGCAAATTAACCAATGCTTCTTTCTGGTTCATGATGTTTTCACCCCCTTTACTTTGTTTCTCAACTGAGCAATTTCTATCTTTAGCTGATTACCAATGTCTTTTGATTTTGTCTCAAACTTGTTAGTAATCTTTGTGTAGAATAAAGACCTTACTAAAGGATCAGTAATTATTTCTTCAATTGTTTCCTGTACTGATGAAACAAACAGTTTGAAAAGTTTATCGTCTTTCATACTTATTTTTTTAACTTATATAATAAATCTTGATACTTTTTGATCTTTTCTTTCAATTCTTTTTCGCCTAAATGGCACGCCTCCCAAGCACAATCACATTCTTTGTCAATCCTTCCGCAATAGGTACAGATTTTTTTGACCATATTATTTTTTTAACTGATAACAAGTATCACGTTCGCCAGTTAAGTAAAAAGGTATCCAACGACCACTTTCTAATTTCCACTGTATATTTCGTTTACAGATATTACACCTTGATATTTTTTTCCAATACGGATATGGTTTTCCGTTAATATCTACAATTTTCATAAGCGTTTAATCTTTGCCGTTTTTTCCTCATAAGACGGCAAAGTTAAAGGCTTAATTTGCGTTCTTACTTCTAATATACCAATCTTTGTCGTAACAAGCCTGTGAACAAAACATACTTCTTCTTGAGTGTTCATTCTTACATTGTGGACAGGTTTTTATTTCTGCACACGTTATTGGTTTTATCAATCTTATATACTTTATGTCGTCTATAGTTGCATTGATTACTGATAACGGAGCATGATCTTGTATCTGTTTATCTAACAATTTTAGTGCTTGTGGATATGACATTATTTCTCACCCCCTTTCTTGTTGGTTTCCATTAAGATTGTTTTTATATCATCCGGCTCTTTTCCAAGTTCAAGAGCTTCAATTATTTTCCGAGAGTCTTTGACTTCAACTATGTAAGTAACAATTACTTTGAACTTTTTCATATTAGTAACCAAGCACTAACTTTTGATGTTTGTTTGACAATCTAATAAACTCTGACTGCTTTGCCTTGATTTGTGATAAGCGATACTTACCTGTAGCCAATTGTTCGACTTTCATCGTGTCTAGTTCGATCTTGACTTGTTTTAGTTGTTGTTTAAGTACTTCTGGTGTTATCATAACTTAATATACATATTATAAAACTAATGTATATTAAATGTCAACTGCAAATTAAAGACTCCTTTCAGATCGGCTTAGAATAGTATTATTCTGTCTTTTCTTCGAGGAGTTTTTTGCCTTCCGGTGATTGTAAAAATAATTCTTTTGTCTTTTCTCTATCAACTACAATCATTTTAATTGATGACTTATTCAAAACTTCTCCATTCTTGAAAGCAAAAAATTGACCGGTACCTTTAAGTATTGCCTCTCTTTGATTATTGTCTATATTAAATCTATCACCATCAAACGTTTCGATTATATACTGTTTTTGATTAGGACTTAAATCGTCTATTCTCATAAGTATGTTACGCCATACTTATTATGGCGTAGTGAACTGATAATCTGAACACCTTTGTAGTATAACATCTTAAACGAAGTAATGTGAGTAGCCCAGAATGTGTCTTGACTGGCGGCTTCAATAAGTAGTTTTACCTTGTTAATCCGCTCTATTTTATCTTTTCCTCCGAACTTGTTCATTGTGAGCCAGCAGTACCGCCGGTTTTCTTGTTCCGTTCCATCAAGTATTGGTAGGCCTAATTTGTCTTTCATGTACCCGATAAGGTACGAAACGTCACCATTACCATACTGTTTCTTACTTGTAGGCTTACCTGTAGGAGTGAGTATAACTTCTTCTATGGAAACAGGTTTTAAATTCCTACTGGTTTGTACAGGTTTTTCTGTAGTTACGTTAGTAACTATATTACTCTTTATATTATTAATATATGTAGCCTCATAACCTTTAAGTTTATTTAAAGGTTGACCTTTAAGTTTATTTAAGGGTTCTTTTACGTTTTCTTCTAAATTTTCCTCTAAATTTTCTTCATATTCAGCAATAAATATTTGTCTATTTATGCTCGTTCCATTTTCAATAATAAGATATTTTTCAAGACTTTTTATATGAAGTGATACCATTGTTTCAGAAATTCCCATTTTTTCAGCTAAGTATTCATTCTTTGCAAAACAATATCCTCGTTCAGCTGAAAGACTACTAATAAGAACAAAAAGAAGTTTTGCTGTTGAAGGAAGGTCTTTGTCAAATAAAACAACATTAGGCATGTATCCATATCCTTTACTAAACAATGCACTTTTTCTTCTATCCATAAAAAAACGTGAACTAATAACAGTTGGTAAGGCTCTTGACAAGAGACTTTGGTAAGTTTTTATCCTTACCAACAATTAGCAGTTCACGTAACTTGGTGATAATTATACCACTAAAAAATTGCTCTTGTCAATAGAAAACTCCTCTTACCGTAGGAGTACCTTTTTGATATTATCGCGAGGACGTATATTTATAATAGTACCTTTTCAAAAAAAGTCAACTGTATTTTTCAGACTTATAATGCATTATAAGATACTACTTGCTTGGTATGTGCTTAACTGTATGGCCGGATTGGACACCTGTTAAGATGATCTCCTAAGCAGTAGCATCAATTTTTATTTTATCACGTTATTTGTTGTTGGTAACTTAGTTAGTTCATACCAACTGCTTGCCGCAAATCCAGTAATAAGACCCGAATAGATCGTACTTACAAAATCTACCTTAAGTACGTATCCTGCCCAAATGTTCAAAATCAATCCAAGTAAGATTGCCGCGATTGGTGCTAACTTTGGTGACAATCTCCACTGGTCTTTCAAAAAGTTAACAATACTCTCAACTACCGGTGCACCAGTTAAACCGATGAGAGCATGGGGATCAAATCCTACCATAGTTTAGTATTAAAAATTTTAACAAGAAACTTGATAAACAGTAAGAAATAATCAATCTGTTTTAAGTCTTTTTTTAGGTCATTAGGTGGTGTTTCAGTTTGAGGCTTGGCAGTGCTGTTTTTTGAATAATCTGCTACTGGTATTTGAGGCGTTACAGTAGGCTCTTTTGGTTGCTCGACAGGTTTTATAGGCGTTTGTGTGTTATCACTCGGAGTAGTTGTTTGCTGAACGGGTTTGACTTCCTCTTTAGGCGGTTGTGGCGGTATTTCTGATACTGGCGGGGAGTATGGTTTTACTGCTCCGTCTTTAATTGCAGACCAACAATCATCTCTCAAAATATGTTGCATAGACCAGAAGTTCACAGAATGATAACCTGCTACTCCATTTATGAAATCAGTTAAATCTTTTGGAGTAAGTACATAATTCTCTTGTGAATTATCATATGCTTGACCTACTGGAATTATTGGCTTAACACTTTCGGCCGGTACTATCTGTTGCCACTGTAAAAAATCTTGATAGGTTTGATTTATACAATCTTGTACAGACATTCCCATTGTTCCCCAATACATCTGTGGCATTACTGCATCACAGTATTTCCCAAACTCTTGATAAGGAAAACTTTTGTGTAAATGAATAAAAGCAAACGGAGCATAGGCAACAAAACTATCGGGATTACCTTTTCTTAATTCAGTCATCATAGTAACTGCTTGTGTATTCTTTCCTTGGTATTCGCTTTCTGCATCAATCACAAATCCATCAGCTCCTAAGTTTAAAGCCCATGAAGCGATCTGTGCTTCACGCACTGGATCATCTCCATAAACATAGCTCCACGCATATACGTTTATTCCGTAGAACTTGAACTTGCCAATGAGGTCTTTGCTAAACTGAGGCCATGTATTTTTGCCATCCCCTGCTTTTATAATGACATAAGAAATATTGGTATCTTTACATTTTTGACAGGCAGCATCAATCGTGCCATACTGACTAAGGAGTGCTTGTATTTCCCAAATCCAAAGCCCTTTTCCCCAAGGAAAGTTTTTATGAAACATAAAAGTTTGTAAATTTGTATTACTTTAACTATAATTCTGTCAACTTTCAAAATACTTTTTCAAAATACTTTCTACTTTGTCAATCTTCCCGAACTTGTTGAAACACCTTTAACATCATTAGATTGTATGATTTTATTTGTCAACAAAAGATTGTTTAATGTGGTTATATCTTGCTTATTTTGTTGTACTAAATTGTACAGATTTTGATAATTTGTATCAATTACATCAAACTTTGCTTGAAACTTGTACCAAGAAAAGATTATACCAAGGACAAAAGCGAGAATAGGAATAACGTTATTAGTAGAAATCTTATCGGCAAACGTCTGCTTTTTTTGGTCATAATGAGAATGTCCTTTGAACATAGTAAAATTTTGTTTTCATTATTGATAATGAGTTTCTGTACGTTTTTAAAGGGTTATTTAAAAACAATAACCATAAAATCAATTAACGTATGCTGACCTGATCCCATTAATGTATATGTCAATGTAAATCCATCAGTATCATAAGATTTGATAGTTGCAATTTGTTTGTGTGAGCCATCAGAATCAATATATATTATATTAGCAGTTAAAGCTAAAAGACCATTCCAACCACTAAATATACAATATGAGCTCAAATTTGCATCTCCATAACCAAAAGAATATGACCTTGGTACAGCGTAAGATCCATAACTTGCACCATTAATACAAGCAGTTATATGTAATGCACTTGGCTTGAACCCAAATCCAGTATAAGGAACATCCCCTGAGGCATCATCAAGGTATCTTGTAAAATGTAATACTTTAGACAGTAATGCACCTCCTCCTGTAAACACTCCATTATTTATCACTGGCGAAGTTAAGGTTTTAGGGCCAGATAAGGTTTGAGGAGATGTAGTATAAACAAGTGCAGGTAAAAGTGTTCTCTGGTCTGAAATATTAGCATTAACTATAGAAATAGAGCCCGATGCTACCGTTACGTTGCAAATTCTCATAAACGGATTACCAGCTCCTATTCCTGTTTGTATATCACTGTCTGACGGAGCTGAACCGCCATTTACTCCTTGTACGACCGTAACTTTTGAAGCTCCCGGATTATTACTTGAAGTAGAATTAACTACTGTAAGATCGACCCAAGCGACAACCGCATCAATTCTTGTAAGACCTGATGAGTTTGAAGCTATTGCGACATTATTAGTAGCATCAGCCCAGATATGGAAAACATAAGTCAAGTACGTAAGGATAATATCTCCTGCCGCTACGTTTACTGACATATTAGGCGTTCCGTTTTGAGTCGCCAAGTAGTCTCCTGAGCCTATACAGCCTTGACCACTGAGGATTTTAGCAAAAATTCTTTCCGCACCTTGCTCGTCAGTCTTTCCACCATTACGGATTGCCAAATAGTTGCTCATGTATATATGTTATCATCACTTTTAACTTTAGTCAAAGAGTCTATTTTTTAACTAATTGTTTAGTTTTCAAATCAACTTTGTATTCATATATCTTGTCAGGGTGTTCATCTAACATTATAAATAGTTCTTTCTGCTCATAGTCTGGCTCCCAATCTTCAGTATAGGCAATCTTTCTGCCTTTCTCATCTACTTCATCTCCATTTATCATATTTCCGTCAATGTCATACCATCTAACAGGTTTCCATTGAACTATAATCATTTCATCATCCTTTCCTCCTATTTTCATTTTCAATTCATCTTCTCTGTGAATTCTTCCATAAATCACTCCATTAATTATCCCCGTATTTTTATTATATCCGATTATCATAGTCCGGTATTATTTTTGAATAATTTATAATAAAAAGTAAAATTAAAGTTCCATGTATTAGAATTTATTCCCGGTCTTAATTGTACATCAAAATTCAAATATGTGTTATCAACCCATGCTGAGGCAATTTCACTTCCTATCGTCATAATACTTTGGATATAAGGAATAATATTATACGCACCTGCAAAATTAACATAACAAACAAAGAAAGGCTTATATCCTAAACTGTGAGTTACTGTTGTAGAAAAAGTTTTTACTGGATCACCTGGATTTGTAGTCCATGATCCGCTTATGTTGACGCTTCCAGAAGTATAATATTTTAAAGTATTGAAATCTGAACAAAATGTCATATTGTTCGGGTCAGTTTCAGTTAAAGCATTATATCCTGGTTTTATCTTTACTATTTTAGTACTCATGTTAGAGGTGTTTCATATATATAATATTTAACGTAAATTGAATGAGCGGCACTATCTCCAAATATTTTACAGCTTATCTGTGTCGTGTTAATTCCAGCCTGTAATTGAAATACCCCATTTCTGCTTTGACAGGCAAATGTACCGTTTCCCATAGTTACCGACCCATCAGGAAACATAACAAAAATCTGAAATGCGGCGGGATTTAAAATTCCCGCATTATGATTAAAACTATATACTCCATTTGCGGTATAACTTATTGTTGCAGTTCCTTCTTTTATAATCTTAAACGTATTTAAATCGCTATGAAAAATATAATCATTTGGATCGATTGATGTTAAAACATTTACCCCCGCTTTCCCTACTTTCAATACATTAGCACTTTCAGTAATTGTATGACCGCTTGACCCTACTATATTATCGTAAAATATATACCATTTGAACGTGTTTGTTTGATTTGGATTTCCGTCAGGATAAATAGTAAGAGTATTCGCATCACTTATTGCCGCAACCCATATAGACAGGTTTCCGTCTCCTACTTGTAACCAGTTTCCGGCAGGTCCTTCGTATCCTGCATAATCATAAGCATAGACTAAAAACAAAGGAACATACCCAAGATTGTGATTTATTGGATAACCTGAAGGATAGGCATTTCCAAGACAACTTAAAGTCCCCCGACTATGTTCTTTCACTAAAATATTGTCTTGATCTGTATATAAAGCAAAATGGTCTAAATTAGTATCGGTTAATGCATTGTAGTAACCGCCGCCGCCATTTGGAATTGATACTCTGATAACATTGTCTGCCATATTAAGTTGGACTACCTATGACTATAACAGGTGTAGCTCCGTTGTACCAAATCTGTCTCGGACCATTCGTATTTGCTCCATCAATCACAATAGAATTAGTGCCATTATCTATCATAATCTTTCCATTTACTCCGTCTAAAGTGATATTGCCGAATGTTATTTTTTTATTTGTCGAGTCTAAAACAATAGGCGTAGCCGAGCCATAACCTAACGTAATCTTGTTATTAGTTCCGTCAATAAGTATTTGATTAGGTGATGATCCGACAGTAATTTTTCCTGTGCTTCCGTCAAGCATAATGTTGCCGAAAGAGATAGTCTTGACTTGGTTCGTCCTCAACTGGTTCATCTGTTGCTTCAAAAGAGCAATATCGTTTATCATTTGATTAAGCAGTTGTTCTTGATATGTATTGTATGGCATTTAGGAAAATTGGGTAACTGTTAAAGTAATATCTTCTACATCATTATCATCTATTGAAACGTCAATCGCATCAATTTTATATGTATGGTTTTTTATATATCCATAGTCTTTAAGTTGTCGGTCAATCTCAATCTTTATTCTGTCGCCAATCCAGTACGAACCTAAGAAAGGTTGTTTTGATCCGTCTATAGTCAACTGAATTATTTCAAGAGGATTTTTGAATACTGCAATTTGTCCATCTCCATGAGCATCCAGTGTTGCTGTTTCTGAAATATCAGGATAGCTTAATACAGACTCCCTTACATAATAAAATGCCTGTGTTACCGTATCATCTCTTGTTTCTATTAACTGCTGTGTTCCTTGACCTTGTCCTCTCACAATTGCCCGATTAAACATCTGTGTGCCATCACGAGTTGGCTGGAACTTTTTAATGTTACCTGGGTAATTAAATAAAACAGTGTTTGTCAAGTCTATTCCTTGTGAGGGATAATATACATTAAACTTTTTATCATAAGCGAATTCGAAGTCAAAGCCATTCTGTACTTGAGAAAGTTCAACCAATGCCTCTTTTATGTTTTTATAAGCTGGATATGTTCTTGCTCTATTTACCGAGGTCTGGATCGTTCCTTGAGTAATGCCATAGTTACCATTTATTTGAGATTGAGAGTGATTTATTAAATCCCAAGCAATAGCCCCTGCATCAGTTGAACTATAAACCCAGTCGGTATTTCCATTCCAGTCAATGTACCGACTGGCAAAAAGATCAAGAAACCCTACTCCTCGTACATTCACTTTGTTTGACTTTTCATCAAACTGTGGATCAAAGTAAGAAATCTGTGTGCCAGCTAAATACCTCGTTCCTCGCCTAATCCGTATCTCATTGTGGTTTATAGCGATAAGGTCAAATATGGTCATGTTCATTTTTTGAGCTAATGATTGTAGAGTATAGAAGTCTATATCAAAAGAACATGTAGCTACACGATTTCGAGCAACACTAAGAGCTCTCATTGAGGCCATACCAGTAAGGTCGGCAATCAAAGTGCCAAGAGGCGTATAAATCTCGATTGAATAACGTGATAAAATGTTTTCTGACATATCAAATGCCAATGTACGTATCTCTGTAACTTATACTAACATTTCCTGTGTCGCTAATATTTCCTGTAGTTACTTGAATAAGATTTGATCCAGAAGCAAGCCACCACCAGTCAGAGCCGAAGTTCTTATCACCGATAACAGGAGTACTGCCTTGTAAGATTGTCTTATTCTTCATGTCTATTACAACAGGCGTATCACTTGCACCGATGGTTATACCTAAACTTATATACCGGCCTGTAGTTACATTAAGAATAACCGGATTAGTAAGAAGTCCATTCAATGTAATTATTGGGTAGGCGTTTGTGTTTCCATTATTGACTACCGTTGCCAGTCCTCCCGAACCCGCGGCATATATAACAGGATAGATTACAGGATAAACTGCTCCGCCACCACCGGGAGTAGTTATAACAATAGTAGATAGATTTTGAGACTCTAATCCAAAGTCAGGACAGATCAATTCCATCATATATTTTGCCGACCACATTCCTATATCAATTTTCATTACGAACTTTTGCATATAACAACTTGCTTGAAGTGCAAGATCGTCCATAGTCGTAAACTTCAAAGTCTTTGCTACAGGAATACTGTTTGAGTCTTTAACTATTTGTATAGCATTTTCCAATGCTCGTCTTTTCGATTGAAAGTCAGTAAGGCTTGATCCAAAGACTTCGCCTTCAAAAGTAACAAGTCGTCTTCCGTACAGTTGGTTTGATACGAATGCCCCAAATTCACCCGGTTTATCATAAGTAGGTACTCTCATACTGGGCATATCTAGTCCGTCAGTTGCGGTAATATAATACCCTAATGTATTATCTGAGTTAGAATGTATTTGTTGTGTGTCGATATAGACTGATTTCATATTAAGATACCGTTACTAATCGTAACCGCCAAGCCATTTCTCTATTCAATGCATCAAAATCAACTTGATTATAAATATTGTTTCTCTGATTGATTGTTACTCCGCCGCTACCTTTTTGACCTATCATCTGGTTTGTTTGGTTATTGTTATAAACATAAGAACCATTAGGAACAGACAATAATTCAGGACCATTCTCGCCGACCAATGTAAGACCAGATGCAAAGCCACCAGTAGCTCTTTTTGTAATACTTTTACTCGTACTTCCAACGTGGAGTATGTTTTTAATAGCATCATTTACGGCACTACCTATCCAATCGAAAAATCCCCTAACAATTCCTGTTACATCTTTGACTATATTCACGACTACATTTTTAATATCATTCCAAAGTTTACCCCAGTTCCCGCGAAGTAAGTCATCAAATACCTTGAAAAATCCCGATATTAAATCTAATGCTATCTTTATTATTCCGCCGATTAAAGTCAAAGCAAACTTAACTGTTCCTGCAATATAATCCCAATGATCTTTTATGTACTTACCGATCGTATCCATAAACAGTTGAGAAATAGATTTTATGACATCCCATGTTTTTTGAAAAATAGAACCAAGTTCAGTAAGGATAAACTTTATCTCTCCCGAATGACCTTGAAGTAAACCAACAACTGTCTTAAAACCACTGCCTACAAAGCCAACTATATTCATAATCGCAGTCTGGAAAGTTTTAGCCCATTCTTTTATTGTTGCTTGATGACTTTCTATCCAGTTATAAAGATTTGTAGCAAAATTTCTTATTGACTCGAATATACCGCCTTTTACAATATCTGCCGTTTCAGGATCAAGGCCAATAAATACAGAAGCCATACGGCCTATATCATCTTTTATATTTGACACTACTCCACCAAGTGTTGTCGCTTCTTTTTGAAGTACATCTCCAAACCTTGCTTTAATAAGTTTCTCAAGAGCTGGAAGTAATTCAGATTTATTGACTGCCGCTCCTGCCTTTGTGAATGAAACACCAAACTTTTCAAGTGCTTCCCTTGAAATACCAAACTGTCCGTATTCACGAAGATTAAACATTCCCTCTCTTGCTCTTGCAAATAAATCAATCGCAACGCTCATTGGTTTATGAGTAGCGATAGCAAGGCTTCCTACTTCATTTAATTTTGGCAACAAGTCTTTTACAGAAAACCCGAAGCCTAATAACTGTTGTCCTGCCGTTACGACTTCAGGAAGCTGAAAAGGTGTCTTTCGTGCAAAATCAGTAACTTCTTTTAATGCCTGACCTCCTGCTTGTGCTGAACCTGTGAAAGCATCATATGCGATACGAGCTTGTTCGAGGTTTGAAGCGTAGTCTACAGCAAACATAGCGGCTTGTTTTCCTACATTGATTATTCCTTCTGCTATTCGTTCAAGTCCTATTCCTGCAGCAATTGTTCCTATATTTTGTAGTGTTCCGCCAAATCCTTCAAGTGAACTACTAGCACTGTCTACTCCACCTGTATCAGAATTGACTTTTATATTAACCTGAACCTGTTGGTCTCCTAAGATTGGCATATAAATCAATTATAATCTATTTTTGAGTTTTGGTCTGTTTTTGATCTTTTTCCGTAGTAGGTATTTTCTTCCATTCTTTTACTTTTTCCTCTATTCCCCAAATCTCAAAGTCTATCTTTATCATATCTAAAGGCTCTCGTAAGAATTCTTGCCATGACAAGTGAAACTTTTCTCGGTACTTTAAAAACATATATTCAAGAGGTGGATCGATTGCGACCTCATTTGGATTGTCTGCAGTAAGGAGTAGAATTAGTCTTTTTTTTTAAGATCTGTAAGGCCAGGTTGCTTCTGTGCGGTTTCAATTCCTAGTTCTTTTTTGATCGCTTTTATGTCGAATATGTTCATCTTTTCTATATTTGCCGCATTGATTTCAAGCTTCTTTTTGTCTTTATCAGTAAAGTTCCAATCGACAATAAGACGCTTAAACGCTTCAAAATCTGCTTGTTTACCTTCCAAGTTCTCAATAGCGTATACAATCTCCATAGTAATATTCGTATCAACTATGACCCAAGCTTCATCTCCCGGGACTGAAGACGGCAGGATTATTTTTTTCTGTTTCTTTTCACCTAGTGTAGGCATATTATTTTGATTTAATTATTGGCGTAATCGTTGGTTTAACTTTTGGCGTTGCGGTAGCAGTTGGATTAATAGTTAATTTTAACAAAGCTTTTTCTTTTGGCGTTAAGGTAGGTGTAGGAGTAGCTACGACCATAATATAAACAATATTAGGTTTCGGTGCGAGTAATTTTGGTTTACGGATAAGAACTAAAGACAAGATAATGAGTACCAACACAACAAACAGTGCTAAAAATAGTAGTGTTTTTCTTGTTAGAACAAACATATATTGCATTATAATTTTTAAGCTGCCAAATTGTTAATTACTTTAACATCAAACCCTTGACCATCACTTACATTATAGTAAGCATCATAGTCTATTTCTTGATAGATTAGCTTTCCTGTTTCAAGAGGCCTCTTGTTTATTTTCTGTATGATATTATTCAGAGTAATACGAAGTTCATAACCTGTTTCTGAATAGTGTCTGATCACAAGTGCATACCCTCCTACTTTTAAGAACCTGTTTAGTTCATCTGGATAGTCAAAAAACTTCTTTATATTTGCAGTAGCTACTCCTTGTAACCTAGGAAGTGAAACAGGATCATAACTTCCTGATCTATGAGCTCCTGCTTTGTTTTCAAATGTATGTTCTACTTTCCATTTTGAACCTTGTTCTACGTTAGTCTGTGTTGCGGTCAAAGCCGTTGCGGCAGTTGATGCGAAACAAAACTGAGTACGAGCCCATTCAAAAGGAGTAACAGTAGTTAATGACGGAGTAAGACTTCTTAAGAATATAAAATCTCCTGCAGCATAGGAAGCAGCTGAAGCTCCAAGCACAAGAGTTATACCATCAGCATTTACAGTACCAATAGTCGTGTCAAGAGTAGTTGATCCATCAGATTTCATAACGCGAACGATGTCGCCTACAACAAAACCTTTATTCGGTGTTTGATCGTAGTCTGTCTTTAACGTAATCGTTGTAGTATTGACACTTGCAATCTCCCTTACGCTTAAACTCCCAAGAGCAGATAAAGTGATATTGAACTTCATAATATTCTTGTCCCATGCGGGTTCAATGATTTCTGCCTCTACTCCCCAGAAACGATGTACGACTTGACCTTTCAAGAATTCGATTGTGTAGGATTTTGGCTGAGTAGTTGGAGAAAGAGTGAATGGATGAGTATAAGGTCCTACTCCTGTTATAGCACCGGCTGTAAGTAACATATCGAAAAAATACTCTGCGGTGTTTGGTTCTGCTAATACTTCAATTGTTCCTATATGTTCCCTCTGACCCATAAAGGCATTGTAAGGCTTGAATTTAGTACCAACAATAGGGTTATTTTCGTCAAGTTTTAGATCAGTACCAAGTGTTTCTTTATATAAAGGCACAAAAGCAGTAGGAGTTACAGGCGTACCTTTTGTAACTTCACCAGCAAGACCTAGATAACCGAGATTGCCTAACCGTTCGACTTGTGCCATAAATGTTATTTTTCAACAGGCTTTTCTTTAGCCTTAACTAATTTTAGATTTGGATTGTTAAGTTCTTCTGAAGACTCTATTTCATCATTTGGCTTAACTATGCCTACGTTCGGAATAACAAGTTCATTAGTTGACACGTTTTTATATCTCATAAGCCTTATAACTATACTAACACTAAAACTAACATACGTCAAGTTCGACTAGGCACATACACATACTCTTTCATTGTTGCCTTGATTTGACACTCCGCTGTTATTAACTTGTTAGGCCGAGGAACAATACCATAGTTAATATCTAAGTTCTGATCAATGATGATATTCCCCATTGTAAAATTGACGCGAAGAATACCTGCTACCGAGTTTATCGAATACTGTCCTGTTGTCGGATCACGCCCCTCTGCATATTGCTCCAATGCCCTTACTCCTACTACTTCGTCAGGACTTTTACCGAAGTCATTGCGTTTATTGTAGGCAAGTTGAATAAAGATAGCGTATTGGAGTAGGTCTTTTTGAGTAGGCCCTTGACTAATATTTGTTGTCTTTTTAGAAACCATTACACAAGGCAGATATGATGTAGGAATGTCTAAAGGATCACCATAAAAATACTTCTTGAAATACCCATCAGGCAGGTTTGCTTTTAATAAGTTTATTATCGTGTCAACAACTGTGTCTTGGTAGTCTGCCATAGTTTAGAAATAACTTTGAATATGATCTTTTAACATATCAACAATCTTGCTTATTCGTGTATCGTCAAGTTGCATAATGATACGTTGTGGCATTTTATATGTTCCTGTTTGGTGGTACAAAGCTAAAGGCGAGGTATTAGTAATGGTCAAAAAGTCCGATCCTGACATAGCTTCAAAACTATGCCTCATATTTCCTGATGCTTCAAGTATTCCGCGGCCCGGGTAAAGTACCGACTTTTCAGCCATGTAACTTGGCGATAAAGAACTCCAGACATTACCATACACTGATCCCTCGCTTTCAAATACGCTATTCTCAAAAAAATCCTTTAAATAGCCTCCAACATCAGTTAGCCAACTATCAAGTTCACTAACAGCTTTCTTGACCTTACCTACTAAAGCCTCTGCTTCGTTCAAACCTTGTATACTGATTGTAAAATGTAACATACTAATATACTTTATCCATAGGAAACATTTGAGGCTCTGGATTGCCTTGCGGACCACTTGTAGTTGTCGTATTGTCGGGGTAACCGAGTACTCTATTTGTTCTTTGTAATTGATTATACTGTTCGTCAAGTAAAACAATATCGTCATATGCGATTTTATCCATAATATCGTAAGCCTCTTTCATTTTGCCCTCTCCGTCTTTCGTGTCTGTTACCGCAGTCGGTCCGTAGTCTTGAACTAAAATCATGCCCGCGGCAAGTAATCTACAGGCATTTTCAATGAGGGGCGGAGTATAAGCATTATTCTTACTATCTACAAGTGGCAAGACATACCCTGCTCCGCGTAACATTCCATTTATAATATCTTCCGCTTCCATTCTACGTGTTGCAACTTGTGTGTCGTCTATTTGTATATCTTCTGTAAGTCCACACTCACGCCTTATATCTTCAATAGAAACATAGTGTCCATAGCCTCCACCTCGGATAGCAACTGACTGAGAAAGAGATGTTTCGTTATTAGTGAATGAATTGAGATATACTGCCTTATACCAATATAAAGAACTGCCAGCAGAGTCGGTAATGTCTGTAAACATATCATCAGCTTGAATAGGTGCTGACCCGATAACTGTCGTAAAAGTACTGTCGGCAGGAATAGAGCCATCTATATTAGCAGATGAATATAGTTTTACTTTATCACCAAACAATTTTACTACTCTTTCTAACTTGGCATGGTTATTACTAAGATTTCCTGTAAAAGTAAGTTGATTTCCCGTAATGCTTTGTATTTGTTTAATCTCTGCTATTTCAGAACCAAAATTAGGCCCGACCCAAACAAAGTCATTAGCAAGAAATCCTGCAGCATTAGTTACATTTAATATTGCCTGTGCTGAATTAGCCGCAACAGAAACATACGATCTTTCTTTTAAGTTGAGGTCTGAGAAGTTTGGAATACGTTGGGTTTCACTCATATATTTATTATACTTGTTTTTTATTAAACCGCAAAATAGTAACCGACTTGAATTTGCTGTTCCCTATTATGCTTTTCCCCAACCTTGATATATTATTTGATCTATATTTTGCATTTCCACCCATTCCTTTAAACCGAGTAAAGTTTAGGTAAATTTTATCAGGATAAACTAGGTTAGTGAAAAGAGCTAATGTTGACTTTTTAACAATTTCAAGAAATGTAAATAAGGCTACTGTTGAATATTGAGGCGTAACTTCAAAAATAGTTAAGATAGCAACTGTCTTGTATCTTTGACTTGTTTCAAGAATAGTTAACAAGCTTATGTTAGAAAAAGTGGGATAACTTTCAAAAACTGTTAAGATAGATACAGTATTATTTTTTGGACTGCTTTCAAATGTTGCCAATAGAGCTGATATAGAATACCTTACAGATGATTCTAATAATGTGAACAATGCTACAGTTGAATAGTTAGACGATGTTTCTAAAGTAATAGATAAAGCTATAGTCGAGTTTTTTTGTGAACTTTCTAATATAGTCAAAACTCCAACTGGTGAATACTTAAAACTTGTTTCAAATGTAGTGAGCAATGCTAAAGTCGAATAGATTGTGTGAGTTTCTAGTATGGTAAGTATCGCTGTCGTAGAATATTTTTGAGGTACTTCAAAAGTGGTTAATAAGGCTACATTGCTATATTTATAGATTTCAAGTAATGTATAAACTGCTACAGTAGAAAATTTATATGCTTCAAGATTAGTCAAAATAGCAGTAGTGCTTTTTTGCTGACTCTGTTCTAAGGTAGTGAGTATTCCAACAGTACTGTATTTTGGGGTTGTTTCTAAAGTAGTCAAAATTGCTATATTACTATATTTATACGCTTCTAACACTGTAAAGACTGCTGTTGTACTATTTTCTTGAATAGTTTCAAGAGTTGTCAGTATTGCAATTGTATTTTTGTTTTGGTTACTTTCTAAAGTCGTATTTATAGCAACAGTAGATTTTATCTGTGCCGTTTCTAAAGTAGTAAGCAAAGCTGTGGTGTTTTTCTTTTGAACGGTTTCAAGTATGGTATAAATCGCTATCGTGTTGTCTTTAGCTGAACTTTCAAGTGTAGTAAGAATGCCTGTTGTACTTTTTTGTTGACTTGTTTCAAGTGTGGTAAGTATTGCTATGGTGGAGTCTATCGGTTTTTGTTCAAGAGAAGTGAAGATCGCAACTGTAGAATAAGCAGTTACACTATACTGCTCTGTTCCTGAAAACGGTGCTCCCGAGAATTGATTTCCAAACATTCATTTTTGTTTTAATTATTGATAATGAGTTTCTTATATCACTTTTAATGAATTGATTTATAAGTTAATTAAAATTGACATTGAAAAGATAAATTTTCCGCTCCTTTTGTTCCTGAGGCTGTCCATGAAGCTAAACCTCCATTTTTATATAACTGAAAATTACTAGGTTCACAAGCACCAGGACCAAATCTTACACCGTTATCTTCTAAAATTTCAGCTTGTGAATGAACAGTTCCTGAAACTGGAGTAACTGGCATACCCATAATAAAATTAGTAGAATTACTTGTACCAGAGTTAAAATTCCCACGAAAATTTGCCCAAAAAAATGTTCCTATTATCATAAATCGGGCAAGAACCCATGTAGGAGGAGTACTCCAACCAGTAAATGTAGGAGTAAAGTTAAACCAATGAGGATACCCTATCGGATTTGCCTCATGGGAATAATAGTTAGCTGATATGGCTGCATTGGCGACTGTGTAGTCAGTATTAACTGCTATCGTAAGCAAGGTATCAGCAACTGCTATAATTACCCCATATTTCACAGTTGTTTGAGTCCACTTAATCCTATCACCTTTTTGATACTTGGAAGCAGCACCTGATGGGACAGTGATGGTTGAAGGTGAGGCATACGTCCACGTTTCATTGGCTGAAATCCACCCGTCTACTTTTCCTTGAAAAAGGGGGGAAGTTAAGGTTTTTCCACTTACGATTTGTGTATCGGTATCTCCGACAAGTGCTCCTTGAGGATACAGAACAGCTGAATTTGCATCATATATATCATCTCCCACTACAACTGTTCTTGCCGAAGTAGCCGGAATGCCCTGTGTCCGGACAATCGTATAGGTAGTTATACCACCAGCAGATGATCCTGCGGTTACTTTGACTATCTCTGCATTTGTTCTTGTTGGAGCTTGACCTGTTGCCTTTATGACAGCATACCAAGGATATACATTAGGAAGATAGGCTGCATTGGCATCTGTTACACCCACCGTAGTACCACTTGTTGCAGGAGAAGGAGCTACTGAAACTGGTACTATTGACAAGTCTGTATGTTGGCTCATATAAATTGTTGAAACTGATAATGTTCAGTACAACTGTGGAAACTTGTAGTCCTATCGTGAGGAACAAGTGGATAGTTTTATTATAACACGCCTTTACGCAAAGCACTTTCTCTGACTTTCAATTCCTTTACTGGAAATCTCTTAACTGTTATGTTTGCTTTCTTATCAACTCGAATATAGACTACTAAATCGTGTTTATAGTCTATTCCCGCCATGACTTCGGCAATCTCTGTTCCTTGTCCGCTACCTACTCTGCTGACCTGTCCTCCTCCAAATGTCATTATCTGTGCTACAGCTTCGTGGGCGAAGTAATAAGCCTCATAATTCTTTAGTTCGACTGTGGGCGGTGGCATGGCAATTACTGATCCGTCAGAAGTCATTGTTTTAACTTGGACTGGAAGCGTAATATGTAATGAAGCTATTTGGTCTGGACAATCATCCCAGTAACCATCTTTCCCGGTGAAGGTCTTGCCATTTGACAAATGAGCTATGAACATAAGATTGAACCTGTATCAGCTTCAAGGCTGACCAGTAAATTATAATGCACTATAACTTTCCATCTTTTAAGAACTGTTGTACAACTCGGTTTCTTATTTGGTTTGCTACATTAGGATCATTTGCCAATTGAGGACTAATGGCCATAAGGGTTTTTAGTTTTTCATTAACAGCTAATTCTATTTCATGCGAAGTCTTACACTTTTGACAATATCTCCATACTTTGTCGTTCTCTTCTTGGTGATGAGAAACGTTAAATAAAGGCAATACATTTCCGCATGACTCACAAACGTCTGTCTTTGTTTGTGTTTTTGTTTGCGTCTTTATTGGTATATCTATCATAATTAAGTAGTTACCCAAAGCTCCGTCACATAACTTACTGACGAAGCGGGCAAGGTAAACTTATAAGTTCCTGATACTGTTCCTGCATTAACTAATCTAATTCCATTTGTTCCGGGAGTAAAGTTTGTCCATACTGGGGTTGCTTCCGTTCCACCATCATTATACGCGTACGTTAAAGACGGTGCAGTGCCTGTGTATTGATAGACTACTTGTAATAATATATTTTGTGAACTTGAACTTGGAACAGAACTATCTGAGGCAAACTCTGCAGTGATATTGAATTTGGTTACTCCTGATGCACCTGGAATTGTAGGATCGGTAACATAGTTAGTTGACCCTTTCATTCTATTTGGATTAGCCGAACCTGCTGTCGCTGTAGCCGGAAGCCAAAGACTTGCTCCTGGTCCTGTGCTTGAAGAACAGTATAAGGCATATTCTGGCTTGTTAGAATTTCCTGCTGTTCCGGTAAACGCTTCTTTAGTAGTCGTTGATCCTGCCGCATCAACTGCAGGAAAAGTTGAAGAATTATCCCACATCTGATAGATTGGAGCTACTGATAAAGCGGTTGACCATGTGATACGGAATACGTTAGTAGCATTAGCTGTGTTATTTCCACCGTTTGTTACTTTTGAAGGAATAGCCATTTTTTAATATGTTCCAACTATTAAATCGGGATACGTTGTTGAAGCATACAAAGCGACATACAGTCCTTGTCCGCCTTGAAGTGCTAATCCCATTTCATATGCATTCCCAGCCGTCCATGCTGCGGTTACACCATCATACAGAAGTGTGCCTGATGAACTATTGCCATCATATAATTTAAGTTCCGCTCCACTCCCTACTTGATTAACAATAATCCGTCCTAAACCAACCGCTGCAGAAATACTAACTCCTGAAAGGACAGTGATCGTCCATGTATCATTCAATGTATGTCCTGTTGTTGCTGCAAATGTTACTGTTACTCCATTTGCGAGCGTCTGGGCAGCTCCTGTAATTGCCACGTTTCCACTAAATGATCCGCTATCTGTTTTCCACTGAAAACTGTCTGGTGCACCAGTTACAGATATCTTGATTGTATATACATGATCGACTAACGCTGTTGAAGTTCCACCAGCAGTCAAATCAGAAAGACCTGTTCCTACTGTTTGGACAGGAGCACCAATGGTAGCCGTTGCTCCATTATAATGGTTTGGTTTTAATCCTACGAGTGCTTTGTAAAGACCTGGTATGGTAAATTGCTGTGGCATAGTTATTTATTTAACTTATCTAAAACTTCTTTGAGCCTATTAGCTTTGTCAGTAAGTATTTCAGTGGTTTGGTCTGTGGAAGACTGTGGAGATTGTCCATCATTTTTTGCAGTATCTTGTTTAGTTTCATCTGCCCCATGCTTATCAGTAGTTTCATCAAGAACTGAGGCTTCGGGATTTTCAGATACATTTGTTCCTTCAGTTGTTTCTTGAGTTGTCTTTTGAGTTGTTCCTTTTTTTTTTAGGTCAGAAGTCTCTTTTACAGGTCTAACATCTTCATCAGGTATGCTTGGAGTGCTTGTAACATCAGGTGCAGGCGGATTAGCAGATTGTTCAGGTTCATTTTTTTTCCCTTCTTCTTGCTTGTTTTCTTGTTTGTTTTCAGGTTCAATGTTTTTAGGTTCAACAGGAGTCGGTGGAGCAGGTGGATTTACTATTTCTACATGTTGTCTAACTATTCCCAATACACTATCATCAAGGTCATATTCTTTTCCTTTTTCAAATGTTTGACCTTCATATAATATATTTGTAAGAAATTTTACGTTCATATAAGCTCAGTGGCAACAAAATAAACAACATAATTATGAGTTGCATTTGGTGCTGTAGCAAATGTTACTTTGTTCAAAGAAACACTTGTTCCAGAAACGGTAACTGTTGGTAATGCACTATCTGCGGCAGCATCTACTGTTGCAAGGAATACGCCGTTTTCAGTCATCTTCCTGTCAAGTCCTAATGCGGTAGATATTCCGACATTGACATTAGTTGCTGCTACAGTCGGCAATACGATTGACGTTACGGTTAAGAAAGCATTAAGTGTATATACTGCACTTCCCCCATTTAGTGCGATTGTTTCGGTAATAACGGCCCCCCGTATGTCAGTACCATTTATAACTACATTTGCCGTAGTTACTCCTGAGGCCACGAGTGATATGTTTCTTGCCATATCAGGCTGTGCAACAAAAGTAGTCTTTGTAGAACCATCAAGAGAAGCGGTATTTAATAATGATGTAGAATTTGCAGCAAGAGGTGCTGTAAAAGCATTTCTACGGATATATCCTTTATTGGTAAGAAACTCGTCGCGGATAACTCGACCTTTTGGTTTAATTACTGCTCCCATAATAGTGGTTTAATTAGGTACAACTATTAACTTTATGCTACCGCTCCATTGAAGAAATATATCGCTGGTGCTGCCATGATAAACTGTTGGTAGTAATATGATATTCTCTTATAGTCAGACTTCTCTGCTTGTTCTCTCCATGCTTCAATTACCCAAGGTCCAGCAATTTCAGGCATGTTCAACGTATACCCTGTATTGACTTGTCTTAATCCAGGTGTTGCAGTACGGTATACAAGCCAAGCATGTTTACCCCAGACATAATCCAGTGAAGTTGTCTGTCCTTCTTTTGCTGTATTCTTAACAGCAAACATTACTCGTACTGATCTAACTTGAAAGACTTGTCTTAGTGTATCTGCATTCACAATACCAAGCTGTGAGTATTTTACACGTTCTATGATGTCAGGATGATTGATAAGTTGGGCGTATACTGGATAGCTTAGGTACAGATCAAGCATTTCCGGTACAACCTGTACTGCTTTAGAAACAGTATTTTTAGCAGTTTGTACGTCAGTGATTGGGTTTGAGTTCGCATAGTCATTCCAAAGAGCAGCAGGAGTAGAATATTGAGTGATTACCGAAGTGTCGGTAAATTTACTTGCCGCATTTACTTCCTTATATAGTTTTGCTTTTTCAGTCAGTTCGATTGTCGCATCGGTATCAGGATCAAGAGGTTGTATCGAGTTTTTTCGTTCCTCATCAGGGATTTGGATTTCAAGAGAATGGTCATCTAATGGACCATAAGTATTCTTCTGAAGTTTATATTCAATTCTTTGTGCACGAGTACCAGGAGCACGGACATCGGTATTGTCGGCAGTAAATCGTGATTTCAAGTATTCATAGTAGATACCAGTGTCATGGGGAACTGGGATTACCGGAAATAATTCTTCCGAAACATATGCAATGTTCTTATATGCCAACGAAACGTTGGTCATCGGCAAGTCTACATAAACCTGTGATACTTGTGGCATTTTAGTTTAAATAAATTATTAAATACTTAATGTTCCGTAACAAAGCATAACTTCTATAATATCTCCTGCAACTCCAGCCTGTACTGCTTTTCCTATAACTACATCTTTTACTGTTGTTGTTGCGACTGCTTTTCCATTTGCATCAGCTGTCAGCCAAGAACCGATTGAAACTGTTCCGCCAAGAATTACCTTATATGTTCCTTCTTGTGGCATAACAATATTTACTGATTTTTTTGCAACTCCTTCATTCTTTACTATTCCAATAGCAGGAACAGTTTGGGCATTTGCCAAAACCACCTGGTTGACGTTACTTGCATCAAAACCAACGAGATAATATTGTTTTCCTGTTAAATCATTCGTTGCTATAAATGACTTCTCACGATACTCTGTAAATCCTGGCATGGTATTATTCTGTATAATTAGTAACTTCTGGGTGTTCTGTTTGTACTGCTTTCAAAGCCGTAACATAATCTTCTTTTTTCTCATTCATTCTTGCTTTTACCAATGTGTCCAGTTCATTTCCTGCGACTGTTCTTTTGTCTTTGCCTTTAGGTGCTTTACCAAATCCGTTTTCTGCCGAACCAATTTCACCAAATAATTTAATATCTGGCAACATTCCTAATATTTCTTTAAAGGCTACTTTTTGATCTTTATTTAATGTCATAGCAAATCCTATAACCTTGTCAATCTCACCTGCTTTGAACTTTATGTGTTTGTCTTTAAATAGGAGAGTTGAAAGTTCTTCTTTCATTTTGGTAGTTTCGAGCTCTTTCGCTGCGATTGCCCCTGCTTGAGCTTGCGACTTAAGTGTTTCAAGCTCCGAAGCTGAGATTTTAACAAGTGTCGGTTCGTCGCCTGTTTTTGTCGTCTTATGTGAGTCATCTGCTTCTGCAATTCCATATTTCTTTTTTTGTTCATCGGTTAACTCCGATGCGTGAACTTTTAAGAAGTCTTTCTCTTCTGCGGAAATTGTGTCTTTCTTTAATATTTCTGAAAGTTGCATAGTTTTAGAATTTTCTAATTTTTCTAACTTAGGTAACGATATATAAAGCATAAAGCCATTTTCTTCTTTTGTCAAGTACTCTCCTTCATGTGCCCTTAATGGCTTCAATTCTTTGAACAATGGAAAGTTAACAAGGGACGCGGCAATCAATACATTATTCAATATAAGATCATTGTTTTCAGGATCAACATAGGTTTGCGAGAATTCAGGAGAAAGGAATTTGTACATACCGCCGGTGATTAGTTCCTCACCAAACTTAGTCCATTCAGTATCAACTGACCATAATCCATTTGCTCGTACTTCAAGTTTATGTATCCAACCTGCGGCTTTTTTGTTCTCGTGGTCAACATCAATAGGGACAGCTTTGCGTACCTTTTCATTAAAGTTTTTTACCATTTCTTTAAGATCATCTTCTGTTACTTCGATTGGTCCATATTGACTTGTGTTCCATTTTCCAATAGGGATAAGTTGTATTTCTTTAGGCAGTTTCCCGTCCTCGGCAAACTTCATCACGTCAATATAAATATGAGCTTCTGTTGACTTTTTGTTATCGGAAACATCGACTCCAAGCTTCTTAGCAGCAGAATGTATTTTGCTTAATGCTTCTTTCTTTTTAGCCTCTGACTCAAACTGTGTCTGATTGAAACGTGCTAAAGCATTTCTTACATGAGCGGCATCGTGAATAGGCAGATGTCTTCCGCCTTTACTGTCTATATAAGCAAATGAACTGTCTTCAAGATTGTTCCTTGTTTTTGTATCAAGTTCAGCACCCATTGTCTGTAACATTGGTCCACGGTTCATAGCCATTCTATTTGAAATACATTCGCCAGCCATCTCCTCAGCTTCCGTCTTTTCCGCTTTTCCATTGCAGAGAGGGCAATTAGCACTAGTCCCGCCGTAATAAGAATGAACGATATCGTGAGCAGTATCATACTTGAGGAATTTTCCCATACCTATATTGTATTATATATAGAGGCGTTGTCAATGTAGTATAATTACATTATGGTTGAATATAAGGTATTTCAAGATCAAGGCGGTAATATAGGGATATACTGTCCTTACTGTGGCAGTTGTCATTGGAAAGAAGATCATGAAACGTTAGATTACTCAACAAACAAAGATTGTATTAACTGTGTTGATCTTAAGAAAAATACGGTTTTTGCAAAAGAGAAATCTAAACAAATAAAAAAGAAGTCTCAACCTGCGTCATTGACATAATGGACACTACATCTGCAATTCGGGTGTGGATCACCGGCATCAAATATCCCATCAGCAAACTCATCATCCCGTTTTACTGTTACTCCATTTAATGGCGAACAGATTATACAAGCTCCTGGTGCCGTCTCCCATATTTTATACGGTAAATCAAGTTGCTGTGCCATATTATACCTGCCTTGTGCATACATCCGTACAGACTCACTCCTTGCAATCATTTCAGCTCTTGCTTCACTGTCAACCATAGTACTTAATCTTTTTAATAAGTCTGTTGAAGTTTCGCCAAGCTTAATTGATGCTTTAACTTGTTCAATTATCATGCTTTTAGTAGTGTCTGTTAAGTCGCTTGATAATTTACTGCTATACTTCTGTAAATCTCTAATTATTTTAGAACTGTCAACGGGTGGGTGATAAGGATACTTATTTTCTTTCGCCAAACTTGCCAAGCCAAGAAGTACAATAGGCCAAAGCGAGTCATACAGTTTAATTCCTAAACTCTGTTCTTCTTTATCCCAGTTGTATGTATATAAGTATGTATTCTCGTCTTCTTCGTCTTCTTCTTGTGCGGTCAATGTGTGTTTTACATAAAAAGGCAACTCTTTTGATAAGTGATCAAAAAAGTCCTTTATATTCCGTTTAAGTTTTCTCTCATACTTTATAAACTTATCAAATATTTCAGGATACTTCTTATACCTCGCAGTAAAATCCTCTGCTCCGACAATCTTATAGAGAGTAAAGTCAGTTTCATGAGCTAATAGGCGGAGTTCGGATTCTGATAGATTATCGAACCTTGTTCTTAATGACATGGTTAAGTCTTTTTCTAAACTTGATAATCTCGGCAATTGCAGAGTCTTTAACTATGGTGCTTCCTGTTACCGGTTTTGATTGATTAGCTACTGTTTCTTTTATCTCTTTCAGTCTATCTGCTTCTTGTTGCTTTTCAGCTTCTGCAATTCCGTTATACTCATCCTCATCAAGATCAGGAAGATCCATAACGGAACGGAGGTATTTCTCAGTTTCATAGTTTGACGTTATCATTCCTGCTGCTTGTAATTTATTTATTGCATCGGCCAACTTAGCAAAATCAGTAAACCCAACCTTTCCCATTTCAAGTTTTGGATATTCTTCTACTTCAAAATTTAAATCAACTAACTGATTGATTGCTTTTTTCTGTATGACTTCTTGTACATACTTTGCTACTGCCTGTATGGAAAGCAAAAATAAATCAGACTGGTCTTCCGATAATGCTCGTGATCCTGAACTTCTACTAGCTCCTAATGAAAGAAATTGAGCCAATACTGCCTTACTTATTTGTCTGTCCTGATGTTCAATCATCGGCATTGGGTCTTTAATAGACTTTGCTTTCATATCCATAAAGTCAACTACCCAGCCAACAGGTGCTTCAAGATACGCCTGTTCATTAGCTCGTAAGTTCTGCATAAGTTCTCTCATTTTCTTAATATCAACATCAGCAGCTCCAGGAGGCTTTAAGAAATAAGGAATACCTAATCCTTGCCTCTCTTGTGCTAAAGCATCAACGCGATAATATCCTTCTTTATACCACCAGTGTTTATATGCAGTTCTTAGTATTGATTGTCCTTCATAGTTTTCACCTTCTTGTTCATTAACTAAAATCAGTAGTTTCCATTCTGGGATTTCAGGTTGTCCGCCTGTAGGAAGTATCTGGGTGATACCAAACTGTGCATTAGGAGGTGAACCAATCTGCCATTTAAGAACGGTCTTTGGTAATCGTGGAGCAAACTTTTCCCAGCCAATTAAACCTTTATCGGTGTAATTAAATATCTTTTCAAAGTTATAGTTTCCATAAACAAGGTAGAGAAGTGCTTCCCTCAAAAATGAAGTCCAAGACCTATGTCCATTGAATAGTTGATCTTCTATGTGTTCTGCTGCTGCTATGTCTTTGCTATTGTCTGATGCTTCTTGAATATACCAGTTAGCTGACATAAGAGGCAACATGATTGCGAGGATTATCGCACGGACAGTAGCATCTCCTTTTCTCATTTGATCATATATATCAATACGGCTTCTTCCGATAAGATCAGTATTGTAATCTTGCTGGGCTAAGTAACCGCCGAATATATACGTACCTGTTCCTCCTACTTCGCCTATGATTTCCCGTCCTGGCTTTACTCTATCTAAATCAGGATTAGGCAAAGCAGATGTTCGAGGTGGGGCAGTACGTATTGTTGATACAGGAGTATAAGGCAATGTTGGTATCGGTGTCATGTTTGGATTTCCCGGTGTCTGTGTTGGTGTCGGTTGATTGTCTGGCATACTTCTATTATACGTTAGAACTTATAAACTTCAAAACTGCTTGCTTCTTACTGTACCGAAACTTGCTTGGCTTGGAATGTCTTTTGAGTCTTTTCTTGGTGGAGTAAAGTTAGACGTTACTTTTCCTTGATCTGAAACCGCACCACCTATCGGCATGAATAAAGCAGTCTTAATCGCAATCTTCAAAGCATCTGCTTGGTCGTCATGTGATCCGGTAGGCAAACTTAATAGTTCTGTTTCGACTCCTTTCATACTTTCATGTATATATACCTTATGCCTTTCAAAGTATGGACCTAATTCAGTCTGGAAACTTTCTATTTTGTTCTTAATTGCTTTTACTTCAATAATGGGCAAATTAGTGGTACGGATTAGTTCTTGAATAGTATCATACTGGAATGAAACAGACTCGATACCTATTGCGGCAGGATAAAATTCCCGCCACCGGTTATACATATTTTTAATCGCTTCAAGTCTATCATTAAATAAAATTCGGGCAACAAACATTTCAAGAAGATATGTAAGTAATGTTCCGTCTTTAAGTATTTGAATACCCAGTGTTGCTCCTGCTGTCCAGTCTGCTTTTTCTAAATCCTTGCCTACCGAAATATCCCAACCTTGAAAGATAACTAATTTAGTAGTCCGGGCAAAGTCAAATGGGTCTTGGGTGTAATAAAGTATGTCTTGTTTCTTTACGATCGTACCTAGTCTATCAAAAGGAATATTCATATATTCTTTCAACCAAAACCGTTCCCCTCCTTCAAGCGGATTGTTTAAGATACTATCTCTCATTTTCATTAAGTCGTCATACGTATAAAGATCAGGAGCGAGGGTCTGTTTCTTGTCCTCGTCAACGATAGCCTGTAGTATTATCTTATGAAAGTCTGCTGGCAAGGTTTCATAAAGGTCGTCTTTCCTCTGACTTGTACCAATAACAATAATCTTTTTATCCTCTGTCATTTTAGTAATCATTGGGTTAATATCAAGATAGTACTTTTCGATCGCTTTCTTATTAAGTTCGTCCGAGTAAATTACGTCTTTTGAGATAACATCATCTAATACGATAATGTGAGGGTGTTTACCTATAACTCCTGTCTTCCATGAAAGAGGCTGAACCATAGTACCGTCTTTGAGGACAATAAGGTCTTGCTTTAACGATTGTGCTTCATCTATCTGTAAGAAGTATCTTAGTACAGGATTAGCTTCAATAATCCGCCTTATCTTCCGAAGCTTTTCTATAGCAAGATCAACTGACCAGTGGTAGTAATTAACTTCAAGAGGATAGTTTCTGAGTATAAGTTGCTTCACTACCCATTCGAGTACTGACGTAGTTTTAAGGTGTCCTCTTGGTGCTTTAATTATAGATTTAGGGTGATTTGTCCATATTTCCTCGTAATAGTCTTGTAAGTTTACTCCATGCCAACCATTCTGTAAGGCTTCTGGATCCCATGCATTAACGTAGATTTCAGCAAACTTAGAAAGTGGCATTGAACTAATTCCTTGTTTTAGCAGAGGCAGGTATTCTCTGATAAAGTCAGGATTGGCTTTAAACAATTCTTGTCTAAAGCCCTCATCATAAATTATTTTGTAGTCCATACATATTATTTTACCGTCTGTTGTTCTTTTTTAATGATATATTCTAAGGTTTTCAAGGCTGTTTCAAGTGCTTTAGGCTGCAACAACTCTTTAGGCAATAAATCAGCTCCATCCTTACCTGTTACTTCCGAACGTGCTGCAAACTCATTTTTTACGCTTGGGTGGTGTTCCGATAACCATTTCCAAAAGATGTCTTCGCTTATTGTTAGCTTCCATTTTTCCATTTGTTTATGAAACTCTTCTTCAGTGATCTTTTTATCTATGAACTGATTTGAGATTTCCGTCTGTTTCTGTACCTTATTTGAGATAATAAGTATTCGTGAATACATGCCTTGGTAATATAGACCAGCCACGTAGTTCATTTCACGCTCTACTCTTTCCGCCCAGTCTTTATCAGTATTAAACTTTTCCATTGTAGAACTATGAGGGACTGAAGCGTCAACACAAGCTCTATAAAGAGACTTACCTTGTCGTAGGTGCGGACGTAATTTTTCTAACCTCTCCGTCCATTGAGTATTTGTTAATGGTAATACTTCTCCCATAATTAGTTATTTGTATTTTCCTCATTGACCCAGAGGTTAGGCTCAAATATATTGCCACAATTAGGACACTTAACTTTTTTATGCTCGTCCGTAGGTGCTACCGCATGCTCAATCTTACTCCAATCATAGTTTGCCATTTGCAGGTATTCTTCTATCTTTGCTGTATCGAATGGACCAATCTTTTCTTTTGCCACTCCCATGGTAACTAAATCTTTCACCAGTTTTGCGGTTAATACTTCACTCGCGGGTATTCTTATGTAGATTGTGTCTAATGTAATGCCGATTGCTTCTTCTTTTGAAATAGACCCATAATTTATACAAACAAGCTCTTTAAAACCTAACTCTTTACACGCTTTCCACCTATGAAATCCATCAACAATTTCGTATTTTCCATCGACTTGTCTTACTTTAATATAATCATTGTAGCCTTTATTTGCGATCGTAATTTTTAACTTCTCGTATTCTTCTTTGTTAAATCTATTATCATCAACCGACTCTTTCGGGTTCCACGCATTAGGAAATATCTGATCGACTGGAATAGTGATAACTGTACCGACTATCTTTAGTTCTGACATAGTTATAATGTATTATAATTTTTAATTGAGGTTAATACCTCGTTGTTTCCAAAGTAAAGTTGCTTCATGTTCAATCGTTAACTTTTCCCTGATTTCTTCTTTGATCTTCTTCTTAATTATAAACGTAATGTTTTTATTTTTCACCTCAGCTCCTACTTTTGTACCATGCCACCGAGGACTAAACTTTCGACTAATAGCATAACTTGAGCTGTCTGCTGAATAAAAAGGTACTTGATAGAGTATGTCTTTACTTGTTCCGCCAAAACAATGGGTCTTATTCTTATCTTTTACGATCGAGAAACATTTGTAAAGCCAGGGCAATCTTGATTTTGTTGTCAAATCATTTGCTGGCGATATTCCAATATAAGGCTCTAGTGCCATCAGTTTTTCAAGCCATTTGAAATCTTCGTGTTGGTGGAATACATGGATCGTTGTTATTCCTTTCTCTTTAAACCAGTAATAATTATCTAATCCTTTCTGTGCTGACTGTTCTATTTCATCACTTGTCGGCTTCCGTCCAAACTCACCTGGTATCATATCAAGATTGACATAAAAAATATTACTGACGTATGGAGTAAATTCAGCTCTAACTTTGTAAATGAATTCTAAATACTTTTCTCTATTTACTGGCTTGTTGATTGTCCAAGCCGAAAATGCTCCGCTATCTATCATTACGTTAGGTTTATTAAGGTGCTTTATAAGATTGAGCCAATCATTATAGTTACTCCTATACTCATACGAAAACAACATATTTCTCACGTCCATTTCAACAAGAGACTCATATAAGCCGTACTGTAAGGTGGTCGTTGAGAAATAGATTTGCATATCATGGTACTCTGTTAAGAACTTTTTTAATTAGTTGTTCTTTTATGAAATGAGCATTTTGAATAACACTTTTAATTTCAGACTCATGGAAAGCTTCCATAGTTCCTATAAACTCCCGCATTGGATAAGTAGTAAGATTTCCTCGTGGCGTGTATTCCATAAGTATAAATCCATACCGAATATCGAGATACTGGCATAACGTCTGTAGTATTTCATATGTAGCATTTTCGTGACTAATCTTCTTTTCCCGATAAGAATTAAGCCACAGTTTTAATGCTTTCAATTCTAAAACTTTATCACGTGGAACTATAATTAAATGTACCTTAGCAAAATCAGGATAACTCGATCTCGGACAAAGACAGGTAAATTCAGGAAATGTTTGATATAACACTTCTAATCCTTTTGGGGCAGGCCATATTTCCCATTGCTTAGGATCAGCAAACTTATTGATTGTTTCCTCTCCATACTTCTTATTTAGGTTGTTCATATTGTTTTTTTGCTAATTGATAATAACCAACTGCTTTTTGCCATTCTTCATTTGTCATAGCTGGGTCTTTAATATTGTTAGACAAAAACGCTTCTGTACGTTCAACACACGTTCCACATTTACCACAAGGTCTATTTTCACCTTTATAACACGACCACGTATCCTCATAAGGCACGTCTAATGTTCTGCCTATTCTTACAATTTGTCCTTTCGTGATATTTATAAAAGGAGCTGCAATATAAACTTTAGAATAGCCTTCGTTAGCTACTTTGAGAGCATTGTTCAATGCTATTACAAATGAAAGTCGGCAATCAGGATAGATTGGGTGATCTCCTGCATGAGCACCAAAGTAAACTTTGTCAAAACCTATTGAAGTTGCATACGCATACGCCTGTGAAAGCATAATCATATTGCGGTTTGGTACGACTGTCTGGCTCATATTAGCTTGTGCATAATGGCCTTCTGGTACTTTTGTTTCTTTAGTTGTAAGAGCTGACGTTAAGAATTCACCAATAGGTAATTGAATTATATGATGTTCTATACCTAGATTTACACAGATTTGATGAGCTTTGCCTAGTTCTTTTTTATGTTTCTGACCATAATTAAAAGATAATGCTTTAATATTCTTCGGGTCTTTTCCTGCGTCATGTAATGCTAAATAAAGAAGCGTTATTGAGTCCATGCCGCCAGATACAATCACAACTATTTTTGGTTCATTCATAGATTATTGATTAATTGGTAAAATTCTTCTCGAGCATCAGGTTCAGTTAAAAATGGCCCTGTTAGCTCGGAAGTCTTAACTATTTCTGCTTCTTTTATGCCTCTATATTTCATACAGCCATGAATACCTTTCACAACAACTGCCATTCCTAATGGATGTAGTTTTTTCTCAAAGTATTCTACAATATCTTTAGTAAGGTCTTCTTGTAAAACAGGACGAGAACAAAGATTTTTAATTACACGTGGAACTTTAGAAAGCCCTAAAACGTATTGTGTTGGAATATAAGCAAACGATATTTCGTATTCAATAGGGAGTAAGTGATGAGGACAAAGACCAATCGCAGATATATTATTAAATGAAATCATACCCTTATAATCTGACTTGAATACCTTTACTCCATTATATTCTTCGTATAAACCAGCGTTCATTTCTTTCATTGCCTTACTTACACGAATAGGTGTCTCTTTGAAATTGTCATCATTGATCCAATCTATTCCAAGAGCCGACAATAAATCACCTACAGCTTTTTCTACTTTGTATTTATCAAACGTTTTCATACTTTCCGTTTAGCACCCCAGAGGGTAACGTGTAATCTCCCAAGCAATCGATAGCCTTTCCTTTTAGCAATTTCAGCTACGTTCCTCATATTCATTTGGATTTCTTCTTCCTTTACTCCTTGCGGCATTAAGACTACTTTGTTCGGATCAAGACTAAAAGCTTCAACAAAATCTGACTCAACTTCCCTGACATCGTCTTCGTTCATTACTACAAACTTAAAGATTGTATTCGCTTGATTAAGTTTTTGCAATACTCCTTTGTTGATACGAGCTTGTGGTACATTTTTACTATTTGCTAACTTAGGCGAACAGTTAAATTGACATCTAAAAAATTGTAGTGGAGTAGGCATAATTGTTCCATTTGTTTCAATTTCAATCTTCCAAGTAGGCAATAAATTCATTAAATTATCTATTGCTTCTTTCTGTAGTAAAGGTTCACCACCAGTAATTACTAAGCGTGGCACTATCTTTTTGTTCTTACAATTCAAATCCCATGCTGCTTTTATTCGTGTTACTGCAAAATTCAACTCCCAGTCTTCGCCTTCTTTCCAAAACTCAATAGCTTTTGGGTTCCATGTATACCAGGCATCGCACCAAACACAGCGAAGATTACAGAGCTTTAGACGTAGAAATACCGCTGGCATACCCATAGTCATACCTTCGCCTTGTAGAGTATAAAATACATAATCTCCCGACACTTTTAAGAAACCAGGGCGTAGTTTAATTTTTGTATAATCTTTGTCTTTTTCAGGTATAGTGTCATTGACCTCGAATGCTCGTTTGAGTTCAGGATCGAATGACTGTAATATTCCCTCAGGTAAAATGTTGTTCAAGTTCTGCATAAGCTGTTGGTGTTTCCCAAATTCTAACTTTGATAATATAATCTCTATGTGTCATTTGTTCCATTACTTTATGAAAGTTCTCAACTGCCAGTAAGACAAATTGTTCGCAACTTTCTTTTATTACTTTATCTGAATGATCAAATTGTTTGAAATAACCACTAATATTGTGAAAATCTATGACAAATTCATAAGGTAATTTTAATTGTTCTGCTGAAATCCATACTTCGTACTTATAAGAATGACCATGTAACTTTCCACACTTTGGGTGGCCGTCTAATTGGTGAGCTGACTCAAAAGTTCCTTGTTTATATACTATTATCATAAGCTAATTGAAATGATCTGTTAAAACTTTGTAACCATCTTCAGTTTTTGATGTGGACATAAGCCCCAATGTGCTTTTGCTAGATTGCAATTGAAACATAATATTTGATAATTTTTTGGAAATCCATTTTTTATTAACCAATAATAAATATTTCTACCAATTCCTATCTCTTT